TGGATTATCACCTGGATATTCTTTTTTGAATTGTTTCTTTGGACCGTTTAATCCGCCTGACATTTTGTTTAGTTGTGTGTCTGTGTCGAAGTACTCTTCGTCTGGAGAGTTACTATACTCGTCAAGTTCAACTTCGCTGTTTGCCTGGATTGGTGCTATTTCTTCAGCCTTATGATCGTGTCCTTCACAATCGCAATTTTCAATTGGTTTATCACACGTATCACATAATTCTAAGTTATCTTTTGAAAAATCAAAATCTTTTTCTTCTGCTTCTGATTTTAACCCAGCGAGTTCTAATACTCTCGCCAAATCTTCAACAGCAACTTCTACTGTGTCTTTTTTGGTTGTTTCCATTTTTTGTTCCTCGCTGTTTGTTATTTTTTCTTCAACTGTTTCTTCAGTTTTTGGAGTACCATCATAATTTTTTAATGGATCAGGTACAATACTGTTTGCTCTTTCAACAACGTCTTGCAACATTTGTATTGCATCATTCATTGTAGTAAGTTGATCTGTTAAATCACCAGCACCTGTGGCGCCTGGCATTGAATCTGTTTTGCCTAGTAATCTAATATCTTTAGCAACGTCGTCAATTTTTTTCTGTAACTCGCCTAAACGGTGAATTTTGTATCCGTCAAATTTATCTTCTGAAAATGATCCTGTATCACCTTCAAGTTTAGCCTTAAATTCTGCTAGGTGTCCAACAAGATCTTCTACGTTCTCATCAGTTTCTTCATTTTGGAAATCAACTAGTTCATTGTAAAGTTCATTTGTAAGTTGAAGAATTTTATCTACATCATTTACGCCTTCTTCTAATTCTTCAGAAACTTGAGAATTATATTTTGCTCTGATATTACTTGGTTGTAAATTAAGTTCTCTCATTCGAATATCGTCTACAGCGTTTTGAATTCTATATGCTATTTCAGTTTCTTTTTTATCTTTAGCACTTTTAAATAACATTTCTACATATTCGTCAATTGTATCTAAATAGCCTGCAACGTTACTGTTTGAGTCAACAGTTGCGTCTTCAAGTGATAATGCTTTCATCACTGCTGGCTTTTTGTTTAATTCTTTTGTTATGTCTAAAGGCTTCTTTTTGTTACTATGGATACCTTCTAGTGCGTCTAAAATATCTCTCATAGTATTATGCCTTTTTCTTTTCTTTTGCAACTTCATCTGCGTATGCTTTTGCTAATGTAACTTCTGGAGTTTCTTTATTATTTGCTAAATCTTTTAAAAATGTTGCATTATATTTGTCGCCAAAATGTTCTTCTGCTTTGATCTCCATATCGTCTTTGATCTCACTGCCGAGTTTTGTAACATAATCTTTGTCTTGTTCTTCTAAATTCTTTTCTCTGGCTACTTCGTTAGGATCATCTGGGTTCATTACAACTAAATGAGATCCGTGTATGCCTGCATATTCTGTTAATTCATTTCTTAACATATCAACAGTTGTCGGATAAGACACTGAAATATCCATAATAGTAACTTCTGAATTTTTCATTGTTTGGAAATCCATTGGATGTTCCTGTATTGGTGTAACTTTAGGTTTGGTCATATCTGTTAAATTATATTTCCCAAGTGCCATTTCAACTCTACTTAATTGAGCATCAGTTAAAGTACCTGCGTACTTCACACGAAATTTGTATTCTTTAATGTTTTCCATTAAATATTGTTTGAAAGTTTTCATATTAATCACACCTTACTTTATATTATATTATTTATCCTTTGAAAGCAGTTTTTCTAACAGTGCATTACGGTCTAATACCACTGCATCACCCTCTTCTTGCACTCCCGACTCTTTATCATGCTTTGCTTGTACTTGGTCTAAACGTGCTTTTTGTAGTTGTAATTGTATCATTTTTAATTTTCTATCAACTTTAGCACCTTTGGCATTAAGAGCAGTATCTAACAAACGTGCCGCTGTGTTAAATATCTCTCCAGCATACCTAGATTCTACATTCATGCCTAAATCCATTAAGTCTTGAAATGTGTCTTTAGCAGTTGTGGCTATTTCATCCATTTCTTGGTCATTTAAAGATAAATCTTTTACCATTGGCAATGCTTCGTCAATTTTATCTGCTTTTGCTATTGCTCTTTGAATATCTTCAGGTGTATGTTCTTGTGTATGGCTTACTGTTTTTTCTGGTTCAGGTATAATGTCAGTGTTTTCACTAACTTCCTTTGCAGGTGCCATGTCTAATAATTCTTCTAGTTTCTTTGTCATAATACTTCCACTAAATTATATGCTACTATAATTATTTATCTTTTCTTAGGACGATGAAATATATCATCTTCAGTTACTATTCTAAATACTAAATTGTTTTGTCTACAGTATCTATTAGCCGCTTCCCATTTTGCAGAATTTAATATAACTTTTGCCTGTGCTTGTCTACTTCTGCCTGCTTGTTCCATTGTTGTTTCTTTCTTAGGTTTTACTTCAATAACTTCAGCACGTTTTGTACCATTTTTATCTTGGTAAACAACTAAAAAGTCTGGAACATATATTGTATTTTTACCTGTTAAAGGATTTTTATAAGGAACTTTAATTGCTTCACTGGCCCATTGTATTACGCCAGGATGATTATCACAAAATTGCATAAATGCCCATTCCCAACTGCTTCTATACATTGGGGTTCGATTGCCTGCATACTTTTCAGGATTCTTGATTACATATTTGCCTTGAGCGAATTTTGCCATGGCTTAATCCAATATGTTACGAGCAACGATTTGGCTTGGTGCTTTGTTTCTATTAAATCCTAATATACTTGTGTTAGTTCTAGTTTGATTAATTAATGAAACTAATGCTTGTTGTATTTCTGTAATTGCATAATCTCCGAAATCATCAATTAAATCCATTGGAGATATATCATGTAAATTAGCAAGTTGCATAACTGTGTCTGTTAATCCATCTGCAACTGTTTCATTATCGTCTGTTTTTCTTAAAAAGAAACCTCTAATAGCATCAAACTCTGTTGGATTAACAATAGTTGATGATTGAGGAGTATCATAGACATCAAAGAATTCTGTAGTTTCGTTTGTGTTTTGTTTTTTTGGTAAATTAGTTGACATTAGAAATCACCTGGTATTTGTTTTTTATAATATGTTGAACTGTTAGTAATATTACTTATACTAGGTTTTGACAACTTAGATTGTGTAGAATAATCTACCGGATTAGTTGTTAAATTACTACCAATACTATTTGTAGCACTTCCGATAGAAGATAAATCAATATCTCCAAGTTTTCTTTGTGCTTCTGCTAAATCAGATTGAAACTGATTTTGAAAAGATGCACTATTAACGTGTGTTGCTATATTATTTAATCCAGGTCCAAATAAACTTTGTAAAGATGCTGGAACGTTTGGACCGACTGATCCAATCATTGCGCCTGCTCCGGAAACTAAACTTTGTATATTAGCACCTGCGCCGCCAACTATTGCTCCCAAAGAAGTATTAATAGGAGCAATTTGTATTCCTGCTCCATTACTTTTCACTGATTGTTGACTAGCCGGAAGATTTGAACCACTTCCACTTATTCCATTCATTTTTGGAACATTAGGTAAAGGATTACCTTGTGCTGATTTACTATTAGGAAAACTGAAATCACCAATCGGATTTTGTCCTCTTAAGGCATTCATTGCCGCTCCAGTAAGTTCTGATTTTAACATACTTTTTAAGTTAGCACCTTTTAAATTTCCTGCTCCACGTAAACCAGTAACTACTGCACCTGCAATATTACCACCTGCTAGATCGGCACCAATACTTCCAACTGCATCAACTAAACCGCCTGGGCCTAATATACTAGTTGTTCCTCCACCTTCTGGTGTTAAAGGACTTTTTGCTTTGTCATAATGTAATGTACCAAACCCTTGTGGACTATCACCATCGACAAGACCTGATTTATATTTTACTGTTTCAAATCTTACTGACATTCTATGTTCTAAAATGCCTGATCCATCTGAATAATCATGTCCGTCGTGGTCAAAACTTTCAATAATTGGATTAACTAACCAATATTCTGTATATTTCTTTTGATATAAACTGTAAATTTTTATTCCAGTAAAGAATGGTTTTGTATTTCTGTCTAATCCCCATTGACGAGCGTTGTCCATCATAGGTTTATATGTATCTTTATAACCGTATGTTCCGCTTTGCTGGTATTGTGGATCGTTATTGTAGTAGGCATAGTAGGCGTACCACATATTTCTTATTACGTCGCTGTTGTCATCGTGAAAGGTTATGTTAACTGGACTGTAATTAATTTTGTTGTGATGATATCTTTTTCTGTTATATTGATTATGTTCAACTACTTCAAAACTATACTTAGGCAAGTCAACAGTTTTAACTAAAAAACTTGCTTCTAAGTTCTCACTTCCACTGAAAGAAAATCCAAGTCCAGGGTTGACTTGAAACACAACATGAAAGAGAAATTTATGTTTTGGGGATAGTCTATAATTCCCGTCGACAAATGTCCGTGATGCGTGTCTAAAGTCACGAACATTGTCCCCGGTTGCAAGAGCTTTTAAAAAAGAATTAATCACAGGTTAATTACTCCGTGTTGGATTAGCCTGTCACTACCTCACCAATAGTTCTAGCCACTGTAGTTCCTACACCTGCTCCTAATGGAGTTTGAACTGCATTGTCAAAACGTATCGACATTGTTACTGTCGCTGGTTCTGATGTTGCATAGTTCAAATCGTTGTAGTTAACGTTCTGAATCATACATCCGTATAATTCCCATGTTTCTAGTGTATTTGGTGAACTCGCTCCGTTACCGCCGTCTAATATTTCACATCTAGTAATGAATTTGTAATCAATTCCAGACGCCGCAGATGATTGTTCCATCATATCAAATTGTTTCTGTATTTGTTCTCCAACAAGTTTCGAAACTTGACCTGATGCGTCATCACGCATATTGACTGAGACAGCCTCCCAAGTGTGTTTACCTTGGATATAAACTTTACTGTTATAGATATCGATTGGCACTTCTTCAAAATTAACTGAAGGACGTTGAAAATCGATAATTTGTTTTGTTAGTTCACTTCTAGGAGTCGAAATACCGAAGTTTTCAAAACTCACTCTGAAGCGATACTTTAATTTTGGCATTAACAGACCTTGACTTGACGCTGATTGGTCACTTGCCAAAGGTACTGTAAATTTGCTTAATGAACTTACTGACATATGTTTTGCTCCTGCTTCTATGCTTTATTAATATTTAGTCGCTTAAATTACCCTGTTCCTAATAAGGCTCTATTAGATAGAGCCTGTATTTTGGATACGAACTGGAATATAAATGTATTCAACCGCTTTAACTGGTTCAATAGCAATATCTATATACAATTCGTTACGATCAATTCTATCGTTTGTGTTATTTGTCTCATCACAAACAACCAAGTAATCGTAAAGACCACGTTTTGCAACTAAATCATTCATTAATTGCTCAACAACTTGTTTTACTTCATCACGTGTTAGTTTATCGTTAGGTTCAAAAACAAATGGTTTTGTAATAACTGCTAAACGTTCACGAATGTAAGCAGTAAGTCTAGAAACGTTAATACGATCTAAAGCACTTGCTGTCGCTGTTTTAGTTTTGTTACCGTAGTTTAGTACACCGTTACCTGGTAAGAACGTAATTGGGTTAATACTGTTTTCGTATAAAGTATCTCTTAAAGATTCTCTAACACCAACACTCTGGAATTCACCAGTTGCTACATCAATATAACCTAATCCTGTTGCATTATCTACAACACCACGTCTTGTACCTGCTGGAGCAAACCAAGGATAACTAGCATCATCTGAACGAATCATTGTTCTTAACATCATATGACTTGCTGGTACAACAATGCTACTACCACTTAAATCTGTTGTAATACCACTTGGGTAAAACACACCTAAGTATGTATCAGCAGTAACCATACCGTCATCATTGTTATCTGTTGCTAAATTGGCATTAGTTGCCCAGTTTTGGATATCTGTACTATTTGCCGCTAATCTCATTGGTGTATCACCAATTACGAAAGCAGTGTTACGTCTATCATTATTCAATGATACCATGTTAGCAATTAGTTCTGGATATCCAGGTGCCGCCATTACGTTAAAGTTTCTTTGTTCTTCACGTAATTCTGCACTTGTATCAAGTGCTGATTTCATACCTGCTACAACAACTTGACGTACTGCTTGTCTACCCATATATGGAGAACCATCTGTTTGTAAACCTGCTTTACTTACCCATGCATCTTTTTCCGTTGGTAATACTTTACCTGGGAAATTAGTTGAGTTAAAGTAATCTCTCTTAAACTCTTTTACATTGTAAGAACTACGTCTTGTGTTAAACATTAACATACCACGTGGGTAATTAGCCGGTAGTGGTACATCTAAATCAGTGTAGTCGTTTGTTAATAATGATTTAACAGTTGCTATATCACCACTAACTACGTCTGTTGTTGCATTGCCCATGTATCTTGCATCAGCAAATAAAACACCATCTTCACTAGTTTGGTCTGTGTTATCTATTGTAACCCAAGTGTCTGTGCCTGAAACTGATTCCCATCTTTTAATAATTGGGAAGTTTTCTAAGTCACTTGTGTCAATCCAAAGATCACCATATACCAATGCTGAAGCATCCGATTGTGCTATCGGAGCCGTTGCACTAACTAATGGACCATCTGGACTTGTAGTACTTAGGTCAAAACCTCTTGCATCTGTTGAAACGTTTTGGTAACCTTTCCAACTAGAACCATCGTGGATCATAATGTCAATTTCGTCTGTAACATTGTGATACCATAGTCTACCTGTTGCTGGATTAGTTGAAGGTTCAATTGCTCCTGCTGTGTAAACTAATTGTTGGAAGTTACTTGCTACCAAGTTTCCTGCTGTTGCACCTTCTCTAATATATGTATTAGCAGTTGTGAAACCTGCAGTTGCTAAAGGTGTATTATTTGTATTTGCAAGAATCATAACACCACCTAAACTGTGTGTTAATGTTATTGCACCCGAAGTTGACAAACTCGCTGTAACATAAGGAATATTAGCAGTATTAATGTCATTAACCATAGCCGCATTGGTTGTACCTGTTGCAGTTACCGTATATGTTATTACTGTATTAACGCCTTTTGCTGAAGATGTAATTGTAAACGCATCTCCTACTGAGTATGTTGGAGCAGTTGCAGTTCCTGTAACTACTGTTGCACCTTTTGCCATACGTTCGTATAATTTATAAAGTGTAAATCCTGAAGAGTTAGTAAATGCGTGTGCATATACTGTTCCTGCTTCAATATTTAAACCGCCGCCAATTGGATCTAAACCATATAATGCGTGTCTATCACCACGATACACATTAACTGTTTTAGCAACAAATTTGGCTAAAGTTGTACTATATTCACTTACATCAAACTTTGCTCCATTATTTGGAGAAGTTGTTTTAACCCAAACACTACCGCTTGGCGCCGCTGTAGCATCTGCTGTTTTCCATGCTGGAACTGATGTATGTGGTTGTTGTAATACTGAAATGACATTATATGTTTTTGCAGTAATACCTATATCTGTTAACAATGTTCCACTTGCGTTTGCAATAACAATTTGATTGCTTGCCGCAGTTGAATCACCATAAATTTCAATTTTACTATTTACTAATGCCGCAGTAACGCCTGTGATAGCCGCTGTATTAATGTCTGCCGCAAATTGTGTGTAAGTTGTACCAGAAGAAGTAACTGTTGCACCGTTAATAGTAATACTATCACCGTTTGAAACAGTACCGCCTGATGCAGTACCTTGTACAGTTGGAATTGATGTATGCCAATTAGACGTACCTAATGCTTTCCAGCCTGTTGCAGTTCTTACACTTACAGTATTATTTGTAGTAGTGGCGTCAATGGCATAATCGCCTGCTTTACCAATTGAAGCAATCGGTACGCCAGCACTAACTGAATTAGTGTCTGTTATAACTGTTGGCACTTTATTAACAAATGCCTGAGTTGTTGCATTCCATTCAAAAATACCCCATTTAGTTTTACTAGTGTCTAACCAGTGTGTACCGTTAGCAGGTTTTGCCGTTGGTCTTCCTGATTGTCCTGTTAGTTCTCCTAAATCAACATCTGCTCTTACAATGTATGCTCTGTTACTAGCACCTAAAAGTGAGTAAGCCGCCATTAAGC